TATGTATAGAAAGGGTAATGAAACCATTCTTAGCTTTAAAACTAATGAAGAAGTGACTTGTGGTGCAAGACCAGAGCACTTGCAGAATGAAGAAATAATAATTTCTGAGATGAAAGATGGTAAGTTAAAGACTTACTGGAATAAAGTGTATAAATAATAAAAAACAAACAAAATGGGTTTAAGTACAAAAGATCTAGTAAATGAGAATGGTGGTGGTGGAATGGCAAAAACTATTGCCCCAGGAAACCACACATTAAAAATCAACAGTATTGTGTTAGAAGACTTTCAATTTATTGATGGTGCAAAACACTTAATACTAAATGTTGAGACAGAGCCAATTGATGGATTTGAAGGTTTTCTGATTGACAAAGATGATGAAAGCAAAGGAAAATACAAAGGTCAAATTGGTCGGGTAAAAGCTAGTCAATATGCATTTGCTGATGGACAAACAAAGTCTGGAATTAAAATTCAAAGAGATAGATCTTTGATGATGTTCTTGGCTAACTTGTCTAAGGCAACTGGAATAATGAGTTGGTTTGAGGAGCAGGATAACAAGTTTAATACAATTGAAGATTTTGTAAAGAACTTTAGTAACAATGCACCACTTAAAGATAAGTATCTAGATTTTTGTGTTGCCGGTAAGGAATATGAAAACAAATCTGGTTATACTGCATATGACATGTGGTTACCAAAAGCAGAAAACAACAAGTATGCTTATGGCAATGAAGGTTCTGAAAGAATTCTTAAGTATGATGAAGCTAAACATCTTAAGAAACTTGAGGTAAAGCCAGTAGATAACTTTGGTGATGATGATGATGACTTTCCAACACCAGGTAAAACATCTTCAGATTTTAGTTTAGATTAACAACTCCTAGATAAAGGGGTTGTAATGGCCCCTTTATTTACTTAACTTGGGTTGCTATGATTTCTACAAAGAATTTAATATATGATTTAGCTGATGTCCCAAGAGAATGGGCATTTGAACATTATCTTAACCTAACAGAAAAGCTTACAGGACAAGATATTAAAATGAAATCAATATTTAATCCACGGGAGAAGACACCTTCTATGTGTATTTATATTGACAGAAATAGTATCTATAAGTTTAAAGATTTTTCTTCAGGTAATGGTGGTGATTCCATTGCTCTTGTCCAAAGTCTATTTAATTTACCCACTAGAGGTTCCGCAAGTTATAAGATTATAGAAGACTATAACCAGTATGTTCTAAACAATGGTCATAATCCTATAAAGTCTTATAAGCAACACAGTAAATTTAAAGTTACTGATTATGAAATGCGGCACTGGAATACTCTTGATCAGAAATATTGGATGGGATATCACATTGGTTCTAGATTGTTATCTAGGTATAATGTGGTTCCACTAGAATATTATGTGATGACAAAGACAGATGAAAATGATGTTGTGTCAAGTATAACTATTAAGGGTAATTATATCTATGGGTATTTTAGAGAAGATGGGACACTCTATAAGATCTATCAGCCAAAAGTAAAAGAAAGTAAATTTATCAAGGTAAGAGATTATATACAAGGTACTGAGCAATTAGTATTTGATAAACCCTATTTGATTATTGCATCTTCACTTAAAGATTTAATGGCATATCAAAAACTAAAGATTAGTAATTCCGAAGTAATTGCACCAGACAGTGAGAATACTATGATACCAGAGAACATAATGAATAACATTAGTTCTAAGTATCAGAAAGTATGTGTGTTGTTTGATAATGATGAGGCTGGTATAAAAGCTGCGGAGAAGTACAAATCTAGATATGGTTTTGAGTATGTTGTTCTAGAGATGGAGAAGGATTTATCAGATGCTATTAAAGTACATGGTATAGATAAAGTTAGAGACAATCTATTACCGTTATTAAAACAAGCATTACTATGAGTAAATGGTCATACCAAGGGCAAGACTTTGAAAGCTCCATGATTCCAGAAGGAGCAGAAGGTTTTGTGTATGAGATGCAGGCTATAATAAATGGAAAGCTTGTAAGGTATATTGGAAAGAAAAACTTTTATTCTACAACAAAGAAGAGGATGGGTAAGAGAGCTGTAGCACAGTTGCAGGATAAGAGAACTAAGAAGTATACTATACAAAAGAAGCTATCATATATAGATTATTATAGTAGCAATGCAGAATTAAAAGCTGCACATAAAGCCGGGATAGACATTAGAAGATATATTATCAAGATATGTTTCTCTAAGACTGAACTTACTTATTATGAGACTAAGTATCAGTTTGTTAGAGGAGTACTTGAGAGTGATGAGTTTCTAAATGGAAATATTCTAGGCAGGTTTTACAAATTCAAATAATTATGACAGAAGAACAATTAATGGAAGTCTTGATCCAATTGGCGGATCAGGGGGTTACTGGTATTAAGGTACATTATGATGGTGGTGGAGATAGTGGAGCTATTGAAAGCATAGTATATACAGATAAAGAAAATGCAGAGTTTTCTGATATTGATCTTGTAATTTCATGGGATGAAGACAAGGATCTTGAAAAATTAAACTCTAGTGCATATGCAACTATTGAAAATTTTGCTCATGAAACAATACTTAATAATATTGAAGATTGGTGGAACAATGAAGGTGGTTATGGAGATTTATTAATTAAAGTTCCTTCAGGTGAGTATTTCATAAATAACAATACTAGGATCATGGAGATTGAAGAATTCACCCATGAAGGTAATTTATTTAGAAAAACAGAGGACTAATGTCACATCCACTAGAACATGCTAAATCATCAGTAAGAAGATGGGGTGGCCAAATATCTGATTATCAGTTAATTCATGAGTGGTTTGATGAAACTAAGGCTTGGATTGGACATAGTAAGCATAGAATGTTCCGTCACCACAGTGAGGGAATATTTGAATGTGAGAAAGTATTTGGACAAAGTTTTACAAACTCTGATGGTAGAACTGTATATACAAGATATGTTGGAGAACAACATGTAAAAGAAGATTGCAATGGTTATATACCAAGTGCAAAAGAATGGGTGGATAACATTAATACACCTACAGAATGGATGATTAAAACTTTGAAAATTGAAGACTAATGGAAGATGTAATACAAATAACACACGAAAGTTTGTTAGAAAATGACTGGATATGCTCTGATGTAAAAAATCAAAAGTATAGTCATGCTTTTTATCCAAATATAATATTATTTCTAACTAAGGATTATGGTATTGATAACAACTATATGGTAAAGATATTGTCAGCTCCGGATATTGGAGAAACTGTAAATTTAAATATAAACTGCGCTACCATTAATGATCTAAGAGGACTTGCTCATTTATTTCATAAAGTAAGTGCTGTTGGTTTGATTAAAACATTATTGATAAATTACTAAATTGAAGACTAATGATTTTAAGTAAAAAAGAAGTCAAGAATCTAGTGAGTATGATGAAGTCACCAGATAAAGAAAATAATTATCTGGTGTACAAAGTTTTAGAAGATCTAGATTTAGAAGCAAATCTTGGGGAAATACTTGTTATTTTTAGATATGGTAACTATAGGTTAGATGAGTGGGAAAATAGTTGTAAAAAGGTTTATGACTTTATGATAAATAAATTGCATGATTACAATGGTGGATGGGATTCAAAACCTACTACAAGTGATATCTTATCATTACTAACTAAGAATGATGCTTCTAAAGATTCTATAGAATTATTTCTAGAGTACTTTATGATGAATCTTGGTAGAATGTTGGACAACATGGGTTATCCAACAGACAAGTTTGAATTAACAATTAAATTAAAAGACAATGGACAAACAGCAGAGTCTAAGTAAAATTAGTAAAGAGCTAATGTTGAGAGAGCCCTATTATGGGTTCTTTCTTATTATGCTCAATAAAATGTGGAGAAAAGATCTTCCTACAGCAGGTGTGAGTAAGAATGGTATTAACTATCAGTTGGCTATCAATGAGGAGTTTTGGGAAAGTCTTAGTGAGAAGCATCAAATGGGATTGCTTAAGCATGAGTTATTGCATATTGCTTTTGGACATTTAGTGAGTTTTAGTTCTTTTAGAAACAAGAAGCTTGCTAATGTTGCAATGGACATGGAGATCAATCAGTATATTGATCCAGATTATTTGCCAGATGGAGGTATAGATATAAACAACTATGAAGATCTTGATCTTGATAGAAAAGCAGGTTGTAGATATTATTATGATAAACTACAACAGCTTAAAGATGAGAAGGATAAAGATGGTACTTGTGGGAATGAGGAGATGGATAAGTTGCTAGACAACATAGACAACGGAGATGTTCCTGATCATAGTACATGGGAAGAGTTTGATGATCTTAGTGAAGCTGAGAAAAAACTAATTGAGAAGCAAATTCAAAAAGTTTTATCAGATGCTAAAGAACAAACTATTAAGAAGCGGGGGAATGTTCCAGGTGAGATAGAAGGTGTTATAATTATTGAAGAAATAGTTAAACCTAAATTTGACTGGAGAAGTTATGTCAGAAGATTTTCTGGTACAAGTACTAA